ACTCAAGGGCTTCCAAAATAGCTTGGGTAATATTGAAGTCCTCTTGGAGTGCAAATATATCCTCTTCCTCTTCTTCGCCCTCGGCACCAAATTCAGCAGCCAGCATCTCATCCGATTCTGGCTCGCCCTCAGTCAATTCGTCGGCCATTTTTTGAAGCTGGTCGAAGTCTATCTCGATCTCCTCACCCTCTTCTGGGCACGGACACAACGGAGCCTCTTCAGCCGCTGCCAATGAAATATTATTTACTATAGCTGGCCCGTCCCCCAAGAATCCTTCATCCTGCTCAAGCAACGAAGCTACTGCCTCCTTGATCTCCGGGGCGTACTTATCGAGTATGGCGCTTTCTGCATTCTTAAGAGCCGCTTCTTTAAGTGCGGAGGCATCTACAATAGCCTGTTCTAACAAAGCTGACATTCTAATGGTTCTCCAATTGAAGATTTTTCACAAATAAGTAGTATGTAAAAATCATAAATTACCCTATTAAGATGCCGTTTTTGAAAAACACCGTCACTTATTCTCATTTTGCTCTAACTTCTTCAAAGTTCTTTCTCTTTTCAGTCGTTTTTTGCGTCTTTTTACGGAAGGTTTTTCAAAAAACCTCCCTTCTCGGGCCTGTTCGACGATCCGCTGTTTCTTAACTTTCCGAAGAAACCTTCTTATTAGTCGGTCTGGAGACTCGTTTTTTCGTGTAACGACCGAAACACGAGCGGGTCGCTTGCCCGTAGCTCTTCTAAACATTAGCACCTCTTGTTAAACAAAGACAGCTTATACATTAATCCACCGGACCAACACCAGCGGTATGTTCCCAACTGTTGACAAAAAGGCTGGCTGTGATGTTCGTGAGGCCAGCAATTACAGTAGCTTTACCAATTCGACCCGGATAAGCTGTCGTATCATTATCACCCATCAAATATAGTCTTGTAACTCGGAAGTCAGCAGAAAAAGAACTTGACGCTGGGAGCACAACATAATTATATGTTTCACCAAGTCCACCGGATGCAAAAGCAAAGCGCATAGCACACGGCTCTGCAACAGCGGGATTCCCATCGTTCTTAATCACGACAAACTTTGTAACTTGTGGAAACTTAACCTCGAAAGCCAGAGCCATATTGGTGCCAGATGCAGGATAATCGCACCCACCCGTAAGAAAGGGTCTAGCGCTCGCCTGATAGGAGCCAACATTGTTAAAGCCAACCGAATAACGTTCAAATACTGCCATTTTCTTCCTCTTCTCCTATTAAATAGTCTCTAACTTAGTAAAGCTTTCCATTTATTTCCCCCAAGAGCCATGATACCTGAAATATCTACACCAGCATCACCGGGATCCATATCCCCAAGGGGACTGGAAGCGGCTGCCTCTGGCGACCTCTGCGGAGATGTTGGCTTGATGCCTTCAAAAACATTAACTCCACCATATGAGTCCTTTCCGATGGCACTCATCAACTTTTTTCTTTGCTCTTTGAGAATTTCCCTGTTGTTGCGAACAGGATCTGTTAAAATAGATGATTGAACTGGTTTAGGCTTAGGCGGCTTTACGTTTTCATGAATTACGTTGCCGTTTAAGCCCTTCACCACTTCCGAAACAACACCAGATAGCAAGCCTTCTTCATAAAGGCATTCTTTGATGCATTCCTTAACCATTGGCTTCAAAAGCCTTTTTAAATCTGACTTTTTCATTTCAGCCCCTTTCTTTTAGCTTCTTCAATGATCTCGGCCCCGATTCATTATTCGAAGTCTCCGACAATGCTATTCAAAATTCTATTGATCTTGTCGGCCTTTGTGAAAATATTGGGCTCTCTCTTTGATTCTTGCAAAGCCATAAAAGCCCCATTTGTAGAGGGCTCTGAAACGAAATCAAAACAGATCAATTGAAAATCGTCCTCGACAATTGTCCGTCCCTTTGACTCAGCTACAGACCCAAGACCACGAGAAGAAATGCCCAACTTAACGCCACCATTGACAAGTTCTTGAAGAATTTTGCCAGACGGAGTGTTTAAGACTTTAACCTTACCCATGACTGACGGGCCGTCCCACCACACCTTTGTCATCTTATGGCAAGCGTTAGCAAGATTTACCACTTCGCCATCTGGGTGGTCTAGTTCGCCGATGGCGCGGCCCTCTTGTACAAGTTTCTGATAGTTTTTAATTTCCCTCTCAAGAATAGCTTGTGGATATACTCGACCATTACCATTTTTAGCATCGCACTCTTGCAGTTTGCCAGACAAGATCATGCCGCCATTTGCAACATACTTCTTCTCGTCTTCAGTGAGAAGGTCTTGGCAAACGCCGCCCTCACACAAAGCATAATATTCTCTCAACAATACTTTAGACATTTTCATCCTTCCTTAAGAGCGGGCGCAACCCGCCCGAATCTTGCTCCCTTGCAACAACGAGCAACCGGACGAAGATACCAACTCTTTGCAGCAATTCTAGTGTGTGTCATTTTTCCATCTCCAGTTTTTGAATTTTAATCCCACAGTCACCAACAATCACGCTTAACACGTATGAGGTGCCCGAACTTAAGCATCCCAAAATAAAATAATTTACAGCAGTATGCTCAAAAGTAAATAGTTCTGTGAAACCGTTTATCCCGCATAAAAAGACACCAACCCAAAACCCCATACACATGGGACAATGAAATAAATCACCAAATCCTCTCAACCACTCTTTGGATGGCCGGATCTTGTTGAAAATCGATGCATACACCAGAAGCTGTGTCATTCCGAATGCCACCAATATGAAATAAAGCAGTTCCATCAAAGAATGTAGCTCAAGAAATAAGGACTAACTCGACCATATCCAGGCCGGATACCACCCTTCTGGGCAGCTTGTGGGACTTCGCCAAGTTCTGTCGAATCAGCAGCATCGGGATCCAACATCTCATCTTCTTCCATCTGCTTATACTTCTCAATGTACTCGAAATAGGGTCTTTCTTCCTCGATAAACTTAGAAATGTTCATGACCACCAAGGGCAAAAAGTTTTCTTGATCCTCGACTCCAATAAATACCCCTTCCATTGACCCGTATACGTTGCCTGCACGGATTGTTTCGGGGTTTATGATGCCTTTCTTTCTCATGAATCGAAAGAATCGGTCCTGTATATCATATACGATGTCGTTTATAACTTCCTTGGGGAACACAACGATCTTTTTATCCCTCATCGACAAAACTATATCAACATCAGGGTGATCATAAATCATGATGTTGTTGTCCATGCTTCGACGCATGTTCATTTTAAAAGTAATCGGAACTGAAGGCGCTTCCTGAACTTCAGGCGCTTCCTCTTCCTCTGCTGCTGCGCCGATTTTGACTGTGATGGCCATTAGCTATCAAGCTCCTGCACCAGGTGTTGAATTTTGAGAACACTCTTTATCATGCTCTCGTTGATCTCTTCTTTGCCATAGCTTTCAAGCTTCTCCAAAACCATATCAGCGTTCTTCAGCATGGAATCATCGGCATCAAACATCTTCTGTGCTTCCTTGGCTTCGGTTATTTTATTTTTAAGTCTTCCGATCTCTTCGTTCAAGAACATCTTTAACTCCAAGCCATTATCAGCAAACGATGAAATATATTTGCTCAAGAGGCTCTTTTGGCTCTCCGTCAATGTTTCACTGTACTTGGAGTTAAACTTCTCAACAAAGGTTTTGTAAACGAGATTGTCCACAGGAACCATTTTATTTTCTTTCTTCTCTTCGGACTTTGTTAAAGCTTCTGCGACCTTGGATTCCAATAGGACACGATCCTTAACCGAGATACCCATATTAAAAAGCTGAGAGATGGAGGCGATATTCTTATAGTTCGGGACAAAATTCATAAACACGCTCTTCGTGTATTCCTTATTCATATCGCCTATCAACTCTGACTGCTCTTCAAAAACATCAGAATCCATAATGCATCGACGAGATGCACGAACCTCAAATATCAATTTCTCAGCCACATACCTATCCAAGCCACGAGTTTCAAGAAGAGCCCTATAAAGCTGCAACTCCTTATAGAGGCTGCTTTCTTTTTGAAAGTGTTTTGACAGTAGACGCAAAGTCTTCTCTTTCTTGCTTTCATTCTTGTAAACGATTGATTTCGTCAACTCGCCCACCAAGACCTCAAATAAAAAAGCTGTATTTCTTTTCTTATTGTGTTTCATTTTCGTTTTCACTTTCATTTATTTTTGACTCCAAGCCCTTAAGCAATTTCTGGATCTCATAATTTGTTTCAAAAAGCTGCTCTTCTTGAAGTAGCTGTTTCCTCTCATAAGTAGACTCCTTATTCTCCAACATCCCGGCAGCCACCCGGTCAAGTCCACCAGGGCCACTTTTACCGGGGAAATAAGTTCGAGGGCTACTCTCTAGCCCCACTAAGCTTCTATAATTTTTTCCTCTGCCTGCGGAACTACGCCTATCTCGTTTGGCTGGCTTATAGCGCTTTCCATTAGAGCCAGGGGTAATGTATGATCCGTCTTTCCGAACGTCTCGTTTGGCTGGCGGCTCTGCCAACAAGATTCCTTCTTCCTCTTCTCCACCAATTTCTTCTCCACCAATTTCTTCTCCACCTTCTTCGCCTTCTTCACCAAAATCTTCGCCAAACTCTTCACCAAAATCTTCGCCTTCCAATCCACCGCCCAGAGCACCACCCAGAGCAGCCTCAGCCTCGCCCGCAGCTTCAGCGGCTGCATTGAGTTGGGCGTCATATTTGCGATCATAGAACATCTCACGTTGATTACGAAGGAATTCCTCCTCCGACAGACTGAATAGGTGTTCAGCAACCCAGCGACGGCTGAAGAAGCCATCAGTTGCCGAGGATGCAATATCAAACTTCAGCTTCCAGTGCTCTAGTTCTTGAAGTTCTGCTATCTTGGACGGATTGTTTAAGGACAGCGAGAAATTCAAAAGGTCATCGCCCCTGAAGCCGAGAGTATAAAGGTGAATGATGCCCACCTTCTCCAATTCAGAGATCACTGCACGTTGCAAGCGCTGGATGGTCCTTGCGAAACGGACATCCTTTTGTGCGAGAGTTGTCTTATCTTCCGATCCATCTTCGCCCTGCGTTAGATAGGAGGCGGGAACCTTTAATGCGGAGAACAGTTTATCTCGGAGATACTTTACATCATCGATATCCTTTGTGTTCTGCCCACCAGCCAGGTTTTCAACCTTCGATGAAGTATCGCCACGCACAGGGATAAAATAATCTTCTTCCACACTCATCGGGTTATAGCGGAGGTCCACACGACCAGATTCAGCGTTAACCAGTCGGTTACGCTTCATAGAAGTCATGACCTTCTGCATATACTGCTCGACATCAGATGGTGGAATGTTGCCCACGTCCACATAAAAGACCCTTCTCTCGGGAGCGCGGACAATACGATATGCCATCATGGCATCTTCCATCAAAACCAACTGACGCCAGATACGTCTTGCTGCCTCCAGCACAGAGGTTCCATATGGAGCGTATTTATCATTGCCCAAAATACGAAAATGAGCAACCTGCCAGTTTTCAAATGTTAGAGCGGCTGAATTCCACTGAAACTGAACATAGCTGGGGTTTGTTTTGTCTTCGCCTTCTAGTCGCTCAACTTCACCCGGAGGCATCCCGATTATGGTCTTGATCCCCAAGTGTTCATCGATGTCGAGATACAAAAAGAAGTCACCATATTTGCACATGGTGCGACACCAGCCAAAAAGGTTGTATTCAACGTTTAAAGTGTTCTGGTATAGCGTTCCAAGAACCGCCTTAATCTCTTCATTCGGACACTTAATCGTAAGCATCGATCGCAATGAAGAGTGAGTGGTCATTTCGTCAGCGTAAATGTCCAGAGCAGAAGCAATCTCAGGTGTATACTCCATTTGATCAAAATCAGTGTAGCGTTCCGAACGACGCTGATTTGCCATTGCGGAGGTATTAATCTGAGCAAAGGGATTATAAGCGCTGCGTTTAAACTGTTGTCCACTCGCACTCTTGAACCTAGTTGCAAAATAATCCAACTGTGTTCGTTTATAATTCCTCGTCATCTGAGAGCGGTAGCTCGTGATCGGTCCAGAAAATAGACGGGTTAAGCGCCTAAATAAAGTCGATTCGGGATTACGAGGGTTTTTATCTTGTTCTGCCATCTCTGCCTATCCTTTTAAAAGCCATGAATATTCTTCGTATTCTTTTTTCTGTTCGCTCGCCTTCTGAACATAATCTTTATCGTAGCCGAGTTGCCCCGGTATTTGGGTGCTTATTTTCGAAGTTGTAAATATCATTGAATCCAAACAAGCCTTTTGATACTGCGCATTACGATGATTAACCGTTAAAGCTGTGTCTCTCACCCAACACCCGATAGCCAAAGACATTACTAAATCATCATGATAACTGCGCATAGCTTGTGGTTTCCCATTGTTCCAGACAAAAGTTTTGAACTCATTAAATAGCCTGCCGGAATATAAAGTAATTAGTTTGTTTCTGATGAATTCTTCCAGCTTAGCCACAATTAGTGGCCTGGTCTTAGAGGACGTTGTAAAGCCAGCAACGGAATTTCGCGAAGATTCGGCCAGGGTAGCATTTACAAATTCATGTGTCCCCTTGATCGAGTAATAAATATTTGGATATTCAAGCTCAATCAACTTTTCCAAAACTGAGATGCCGATTCCAACGTTTTCAACGACAAGCAGCGCACCGCCATACTCTCCACCTATCTGATTAAGGATATTAGCATACATATCAAGGCTTGGCTTCCCCTGATACTCTGCTATAGCCTCCATTGTTTCCAGCTTGATGATATGGAAAACAGAATAATCTGCACCGTCTCCACGAGCCACGTCTGCCACGACCAAATAGGTGAATTCGGGTTTGTATTCTTCCCAGATCCAATAGTTTCGATCAAAGCCAGTTCGATATTTTGGCTCTCTAGTCGCTAGTTGAAGGCGCTCTAGGTCATCAGGGTGTATAACTGTTTCGCCTGACGTGTTGAAATTGCATTCTAGTTCTTGGGCGATTTGGCGTTGGGACATATTCTTGGTTTCTTTTTCAAACCACGCCTGATCCCTTTCCGGGTGAGCGTCCCACCTGAGAGCTACGGGTTTAAAATCATTTTCTTCCAACTCTGCTTCGGTGTATGTTTTGTGAAACCAATTTCCCACTCCGTTAGGTGTCGACAAGGCGATACAACGGCCACCCGTGGACAACGTGGGATACAGGCCGGTCCAAAGCTCACTTAAGCCCTCGACGTGGGCAGCTTCGTCAATAACCAACAGAGACAAAGCCTCTGAACGTCCAGCGTCTCCAGAAGTCGAGATTGCTTTAATCTCGGAACCATTCGACAGCACAAAGCTAGTGCGATTGTCGACAACAATATCTGAAATGCGAATCCAAGGAGGCAAATTTCGCATAACATTCTTGACCTTCTTGACTAAGTTGGCAGCCGTGCTGAACTTGGTCGCCATCACAAGAATGTTTTTGTCTCGATGAAACAACATAAGCCAAACAACATAGGCAGCAACAATCGTTGAGATGCCTAGCTGTCGAGCCTTTAGAATGACTGTAAAACGATAGTCATTAAACTCTTTTAGAAGATCGTCTTGATAACCATACGTCTTAAACGGAATCAAACCCCTCATAGGGTGAGAGATCCGACAATAACTGTTTATGAAATAGGCCGGGTCTTTACCCGATTTAACTATCTCTTTAACAATTTCCTTCTTGGATAGCTCATAAGCCATTATACATTTTTTCTGGTGTCGTTGTCGGGTCGCTTATCGCCATCCCAACCTCCTTGATCCAAAAACTTCTGAAAACCATCTTGTAGTGTATCGGTGCTAGGCTGTTTGATCTCATCGACACCACTTAGGTTACCGATATTATACGTTCGATGTGCTTGGACCCAGGTTCTTACTCGGCTCGTATTCTGAACGATTGCGAATAGTTCTCCATCGGATTTTAGAGAAACGCTCTCGCCAGTAATCTTCTTGTATTCTTTCTTGAGGTATGAAGCAATGTCTTCAATGCGTTGTTCGACTTCGCTCTCAAACCCGCCTTTATAAACTTCTTTAAGCTGAATGTCAGCTTGATAATTGATAATCATCTGAGGCCCACGAAACTTAACTTTGAAGCCATCAAGTGTACGAGAATCATATATTGGATGACCTTCCTCTCTTTTCAGGCCAATTTCAAGGAGGTTACCGTCCTTGTCATAGGCTCCATCATATGCATTCGCGGCTGCTTGTGCAAGTCCTTGATAAATTTTTAGTGTTTCTGCTGACATTTATTTGTTCTCCTTACTGGGTCGCCACCCAGTTTCCCACCGTTCTTCTCTCCCATCAACCCAACGAATATAGCAATTTTTACAACAATTATATTTGGTCATGTATACACTATCGTGCAGATTAAAGGAAAAGATATCACAAACGGGACATATTCTGTCATGTTCTTTATTAAGTAGTTTTTTGGTTACAAAAACGCCATTGACTTCTATCTTCTCTGTCTTTTCCCTGAAACGATCCTCCTTGTCGTTGAGCTTTTTTATTTGTTCTTTGTATTCTTCTTCCTTTTCATCCGTCCAATACTTGCGCGGATTCTGAATTGCTTCCTCGCCATACTTCTTTGCAATCGCTTTCTCGATACTGGCGATCTTGTTCAAATTCTTTTTCATTTACTTCTCTAAAGCATAGGCAGTTCCAAAACCAATAGCGATTCCAGCTACCACCGAGCCACCTATGACGAATGGCAAGTTTATTTTCTTTTTCGTCTTGATGATGTCTCTCAAAGATTCTATTTCTTCATCTCTGAGTGTTAAGCCCTCTTCGCACCTGAAGTTCGCTTCCTCCATCTCTATTTTTAAATTGTCGATCTCGTATCTAAATAGCTCCGTTTGATATTCAAGTGCAAAATCAAACTCCTCTCTCACCTCTTGTTCCAAAAACTCTTTCCAAGTCAAGAGGTGGGCTGTGGCAACAGTATCAAAACACGTTGCCTCAAACGGCACAGTAGCCCCTTTGGGCAACAAAGTAAATTTGCCAACATCTTGAGCATATGCGGACTGGCACAAACCTAAACTCAGAGTTAATGTTTGTGCAACCTTACTCCACATATTCAAACCCAAAGGCTTTTTCTATCTGTTCTGCAAGTGCAGAAGGGTCTTCGGACCTTAAGGCGGTTACTTCTTTTACTCTGTCCGACTTCAGAGACTCTATTCTCTCTTTGGTCTCTTCATAATTTCTTTGAAGAACTTGAAGGGCCTTCTCGTGCTCCTCGATTAAATCCTTCTTCTTTTGCAGTTCGCGAGCATGACTCTCTTTGAGAACGACCATTTCCTGCTCGTAACGAGTAGAAGCAGCATCAAATGCCTTTACCAGCGAAGAGTGATCATTGTACCAAAAAGTTCCAACTACCAGAATCAAGAACCCAATAAGGATCCCTTTCCAATACTTGGCGACGAAAGACAATATAAACTGCA